AAAGCAGCGGCATGTCCAGAAAGTGCTGGACTGTTGTTGGGATGTGCTCGATGCCCTTCCCGCTTCCTTTCTGAAGCTCCGCCTGCCTACCCCCCCCCCCGAATCAAAATCGACTGTGACCGCATGGCCGACGCGCTGTTCAGGAGAGTTGGAGCAATACCATCCGAACTATATACCCTTGCTCCTTGCGGGAATTCCGGTGTCAAACATTCGATTTCCATTGACGTTCTCCATTCTTTCTTGTGCGGACGGTCGGGATCGAACCGACCTTTCGGCTCAGAGTAACAGTGAAGCCGTTCTTCTCCATTGCGCATCCGCATAATAGACACCCGCCGCCCTGCTGAACTCTAAGAAAGACAGGGCGGCGGGGCGGTCTAATCTACCAAACCAGACCTACCACCTTTGGCTTGGGTGGATCGGACAAGGCATTTCTTCGCTCATGCAGCGGGCATACCTTTCAACCTCCGTCGTTGTCATGCAGGTATGGCTTGACGCTTCGCGCCTGCCGGTGCAGTCCGGCTTCCATGATTTCAAGTAAAGCAGGTGCGGACGGGGTTCGACCCCGCTTTCGGTAGCCGGTCGCGCATCCAGCCACCCCGCACCACATATAAAAGCCGCCCCGCTGACGCGGCGCAGGGCGGCTTGTTTACCTCGAAAGATGTTTTGTATCAGCAGCACCCTTGTTGGTTTTCTCGTAATGCTCACAGTTCAGGTTGTACCCATCACACGGCGCACACTTCGCGACCGTGATTCTGAACGTGTGTCGGCACTGTTCGCTCTTGCGAACTTCATTTATGGTGGGGCTTCTGTTATGTATCTTCATGTTCTTTACTGCTTTCCAAAAATAGACTTGAGGATTTCTTTCAGCGCACCCTCGTCCCGAACGGCATTGAAACCGCCGTTCATATCGAATGCGTCCGTGCCTTTCTCGAACTCCGCCTTACGCCGCATCGCCATAATGCGAATGGTGCCCACGATTGCCCTCTCCATCGCATCTACCGCTTCTGCGTCGTTAAGGCTTTTGAAAATGCCGTCAGCACCTTGCGCCACCAGAAAGCCCAGCTTGTACGGACTACCTTTCGCCTTTACCAGCGAGCGTCCTTTTCCCTCGTCCACCACCGACAATTCAGCCGGTTCGTAAAAGCACTTTTCCATGTCGTTCATAACTTTGTCCTTTCTTTTCTTGATGAATATTCGGAAGTGGCGGCGCATCCCAGAGTCAGCACTGGGCGGCGGGGCGGTGTAAATTCCCCGCTTGCACTGGCTGCGCCATAGAAAGGAGCGGTGTCGTACAGCGCAATGCTTCCGCCCCCATACCCGTGCGGGTCGCCCTACCGTGTTCTTTTCATCTCCGGTAGGCAAGATGCCGGTCTTGCGGAAACCGGCTGACCGGTGCGCTCCCTAAGTGCCCGGTCATGTGGCAGGCGTGTTTCGGTACGCCCAGACCGTTTTTATTTGAACCAGCTCTTTGCGTTGTCCCAGTTCTGAACAGCAAATGCAACGAGCCACAATGCCGTTGGAATTTTCCAATCAAATACCCGCCCTGCAAAACAGCAGATCAGGTAAACCGGAGTGGCGAACGAAGCCCACGATAGGCCCAACGCAAACCCCATGATAAAGCACTCTACAAAATAGATCAGCATTTTCTCTCCCGGCTTTTGGCTGCGCTACCGCGCAGCCCATCAGCTTTTCAGCGTTCAGCTTTCTGCTTCTTCTTGAAGAAAGCGGAACGGCCCCCGTGGTTCGTCCACGAATTAGAGCGCGGATTGTTGAGGTTCAAGGAGAACACACCGGCACTCCCGCCATTGCCCCAGCCGCCGCCGCGGAACGGAATGTATTCGCCCTCAGTTGCATCAATGTAGCAGTAGGCTTCTTCCTCCCCGGCGAACAGCGCATACTCTTTGAGCATTTCGCTCTTGCATTCCGTCTTGACCTTGCCCCACTCAGAGCTGCCCACGCCGCCCGCTTCATCGTTGTCAGTGGTAAACACGATCTCGCTGCCGGATGCGGAAACATACACTGGTGCGCCCTTATCGTCCGTCAGCAGCTTCCAGTCGTCGCCGCACTGGGTCAGGTCGGTTTCGGGGAGTGCTGCATCGTTATTCGCGGCCACCATCAGCACACCGTTTTTAATCCGCAGACCGGCCAGCACTTCCCAGATATTGCCGCACAGATCGTGGACACCGGTTTTGGTGTGATCGTGCGTCCACGTTTCCGGGCCAGTTCCGGTGAGCGTCCGATTGCTGTTCGGTGCTTTCTGGCCGTGCTCCTTATGGTCGCCATGCCATGCGCCGTAGTCGGTGTTCCCGTGCGGCAGAGTCCCCAGTTTCAGACTAAGGTTTGCAAGGAAGCCCCACTCTGCTGCCGTCATTGGATGCCAGCCCTCGCCCTTGCTGAAACAGGCTTTGGAGAAGTCGTCCAGCGTGATGTTTCCCGCCGGTTTCTGAAACGGCAGGCTGTACGACTTTCCGTTAATCATCACATTGGGGTACACGGAAATATAGATTTCGTCGTATACCTCGCCGCCGATGATGAACGCCGGGTGCGGCTTGTCGCTGCCACCAAACAACTCTTTATTGCTCATGCGGCGGAATCGGTGCATGATGGACGGAATACCCGCATCGTCATAGATTGCCACCACGTCCCAGTCTGCGCCGGGTGCAACTTCTTTCGGCGTGGTCAGCGGCTTCATATCTCCCGTGTTCAGTTCTTCCGGGTCACGGCAACCGTCCTCGAAAACGGAGGGAGGAAGAGCCGGGAAGTAAAATCCGGGTGCGGCATACTTGTCCGCCATGTCAAGGAATCTGCCGGACAGCTCCCGCACCATGTCGTCGCTTCCCTCTGCCCTCATGCTCAGGCTCATGTAGTCAAGTTTCACTTTCGCCATGTTCGTTCTCCTTTTCTGCTTTCATCTGTTCACGCCGTTTCTGGCGTTCCTCAAACTTGCGACGTTCCTCTTCTTCCCCTTTTCGGCGGCGTTCGGTTTCTTCGTACCGCCACCGGCCATAGGATTTACCCGCTGCATCCGCCTGTCGAACATCCAGCATCAGCCGATCCGGGGTAATGCGAGTTTTGCGTTGCGCACGTTCCGCCGGGGTGGTCTGGCTCTTTGCATTGCAGATCGGACACAGTTTGATGAACGGTGACTCTGCAATGAATGTTTCCTTACAGGCCGTGCAGGTCTTAAACATCGGCATTTGCGGTGTCCTCCTGCTTCTTATGATGGATGCTGCGGCGGGCATCGCAGATTCTTTTCTGTGCCAGCTCTGCGCTGTACTCACAGTTCCCGTTTTTGTCCACCCGCCCGGTGTCCCCGCGGCGAAGCTCGTTATAAATAGTGGAGCGGTGAACCCTCAGAGTTTCCGCGATGCTCTCCACGCTGATCCTATCGAGGTAATATTTTTCCAGCTCCCGACGATCCTCAATCGTCAAATGTCTGCCGCCCAAAGCTCTCTCAGCCCCCTTGTTTCCTAAAAATGCGCAAAAAAAATAAACCCGGAAGAAACCGTGTCGATTTCTTTCGAGTTTATTTTAACTATTCAGCGGAACTCTTTTGCGGAGCTTACCCTCAGTTATAGTTCTCCTGTTTTCAGCTTGGCCAGCACCTCGTTCAGGCTGGTGCATTCCATGGTATACAGGCCGCGCATTTCATCGTCGGCGGGGAGCAGATCGGGCACCATGACGGTGACAAAGCCCCCGGCGGCACCGGCGCGGACACCGTTGTAGCTGTCCTCCAGCACCAGCGTGTGGGCGGGGGCGGTGCCCAGCTTTTCCGCCGCCAGCAGGAAGATCTCCGGGTCGGGCTTGGAATGTTTGACCTGCTGGCCGGATACCAGCGCCTTGAAGTAGTGGGTCAGCCCCCAGTTGTTCAGGTTGCCCTCGATGACATGGACCCGGCTGGAGGAGGCCACTGCCATGGGGATGTGGTTGGCATCCAGCCAGGCCAGCAGCTCGTCCAGCCCCGGCTTTTTGGGCACCGGTTTCTGGAACTCCTCATCGGCCACCCGGTGCAGGCTGTCGATGATGGCGTTGGCATCGCAGTCCTCTCCGTAGAACTGTCGTACGATGTTACGGGAAGTTTCGCCTGCCGTGCCGCGCTCGGCCTCGGCAAGGCCTTCCTTGTACTCCAGACCCAGCGCCGCCAGCGCCGGTTCCCAGAAAGTAGCCCACATCCGCTCGGTGTCGAACATCAGGCCGTCCATATCAAAAATCACGCCGTTGATCATAATGGATTGGTTCCCTTCTTGATGAGATAATACTTTGTCTAACCTCTCAACCGTCGCTATCGCTCGGCAGGCCCGGGCTGCGGCTCCCAGCATCCAATTCTTATGTTATGCTGGCCGCGGCCCCAACAGCAACGCCCTTTATCCGCCACTGGCGGCGGGTGGTGGTGTTTGTCCTTATAGAAGAGGCCT